CAGATGCAACTCCAACCGACGGTAACGTTCAAATCGCTTACAGTATTTGCTGCAACCGTTGATGGGTGACCTGCTGTCATAACAAGACTAATGTCAACATTGTCAGCGCTTGCGAACTGCTGGTAAGCGATTTGAACGTTACCGTCGGTTGGTGTTGCATCTGTACCTTGTACAAAGGAAACGCCGTTTAGATTTTCGCCAGCAAATGAGTGACTTGAGTTAGCAGCAACGCCCCATGTTGCGTTGTTTTGACCCATTGCATAAACATAGCGTGAGTTATTGAATAGAACATCGCGCCAGTAGATGCTTTCGCCTGACTCGCCACGAGCATTTGTTGCCTTGGAGACATTTGCGAAACGCTCTAGAACGGTATTTGCTGTTCCACTGATTAAGCCATCTTCGTCGATGATTGCAATGTGCATTTCATCGTTTGCGTTAGACTTATAAGCAGCAGCAACCCATGCTGAAGTTCCTGGAGCAGCATCGAAGAATGGAGCGTAAGTCCAAGTTGAGAATGCCGTTGCGTTTGCGTTTGCGCAAATTGCAACTTTCAATGAGTTTCCTAGTGAACCAGCATAACGAGCAGCCATAATGATGTCGGCGTTTGATGCGGTGAAGAAGCTGTTGAAGTAGTGATCTTCGTTGCGAACCTTGGTGTTGCCTGCCCAAGATGCGACGTTTAGAGCGACTGCAGTGTTTAGCGTTGCAGCGTCGGCACGAGAAACATATAGGCTATTGCTATATGCAAGGAAGTTTGCAGCGGTGAAGAATGTCAACGCAGTTGTTGAATCTGGTTTGCCGAATAGTTGTACGAGCTCATCTTCTGAGCCAACTAAACGAGCAACATCGATTGGACCCCACTGAAACGCGCCAGCAACAGCGCCAGTGGATGTGGAAACTGATGGGACAACTGTAGTTGCGTCAATTTCGGATACATTCACGCCTGGTGATACTAGAAAAGCCATGTTTTTGCTCCTATTAAATGGAGATTAAGAAATCTACGGTTTATTTAGTAAAACGGGGTTTTTCAATTATTTACAACAGGTCGCCACACTGCACCATCCTCTACATAACTGCCATCGTTATCGTCGACGTCGGTATGTCCACCTAAAAACGTAGGTAATTGTTCTTCTTCGATCTGCCTCATCTGCTCTTCATGAAGTTTGGCTTTGATATCAGTGTTTGTTAATTCCGAGAAAAACTGCTGATTGGTCATCCAGGAGAATAGGACAAGAGTCATTACAAGGTCGTCATGACTACCTTCTTCTGCTTCAAAACTAGTTCCATTAGATATGAAGGTCGAGAGTTCTGATATGGTCTCAAAATCTTGTATAATTAATTTTTGACTCTCAAGAAGATTCTTCATAAGAGAACATCCAAGACGCTTTACAGATTTTGTTGTTCGAATTCCTCTGTAAGATTTATTCCCATAACCCCATGTAATTGCAACCTTACCTTTAATATCTACCGTAGAAAGAATATTCTCATAGTCATAGTCTTCAAATAAAGAATCTACCACTTGTTGACCATTATCATTAATTTCTACCAACACATACGATTGATTGTAGTAATCGCCCATGCGTTTGATAATCGATGGATATACAAGAGGGCTGATATTGTTATCCTTATATGTACAAACTTGTCGATATGGAATACTAGTGACGTCTATAACGCTGAATGCTGAGTAGTCTAACCCTTTACCGCGAGAAGTGTCTGCAATAATAACATAATTGTGTTCTGGAATCGGAGCTTGATAAATCTTAATTCCATTTTCAGTTAAATGCATTGGCTTCACAAATGCCAGAGATTTTAATCCTGCTGCAGAGATCAGGGTTCCTGATGAACCCATGAATTCGCATTCCATTTCCTGCAGAAATTTCTGTTCACCAAGAACACGACGTTGTTCGTCCGCCCACTTCTGATCACGACCTGGAACCTGACGCCAGTTAGCCTCAACGTGGGTGAATCCGTTTTGACCTTCAACTGCTTCAGTCCACATCCTATAAAAGTGATTCATACCGTTTGGCGTTGAAGAAATCAAAATCTTAGAAGTTGTACCAGAAGAAATCGTAGGATAAACGGACGTGAAAAATTCTTCGGCGATATTGCTCGGCACGAATGCAAATTCGTCGAGGTATAGTAATGAAATAGAGAAACCACGAATTGCGCTAGAAGCAGTAGAGTTAGCCAAGACGCGACATCCGTTTTCTAATTCAATGTCACCCTTGTTCCAAACTTTAACACCTTGCTGAATCCACATCGGTAATGCCTCATATGCCAACTTAATACGAGCAAGAATTTCTCTTGACGTACTGGCTTTGTTAGCAAGAATTGCGACAGTCTTATCTTGATTGAATAGAATGTACCAGAGAATATATCCGACGATGATCGTAGTCTTACCGACCTGACGACCTGCCTTTACGATTACGCGACGATTGTTGTTAATATCATTGACAACTTGTTTTTGAAACGGATAAAGTTCAATCTGAACGAACCCTTTATCAAGTGTAATGATCTTAACATAGTTTTCGATAAAGTATGTTGGATCTTGAGCACACTTGACGAACTCACGGATTTGATCCTCCGTGAGATTCATCGCCATGTTCACTCGCTTCAGCTTGGGGTTGCCAAGATAATGCTTTAGTTTAGCCGCTATTGGATTCATTCTTTAATTGTCGCAATAACTCAGCAGTGCTTCCGACGAATACTGCTTTGTCTACATTGATATTGGTTGGTGCTGCTGATTCTTTTGGCTGAAGTTCTTGCTGTTGCTTTTGTAGAATCATGAGTTTCTCTGTAACGTCAGAGAGATTCTTGATCATGTTTGCTGCTACTTCATACGCTCTTGGGTGTTGCGATTCTCTCGCCACTTCAAGAATGCCGTCCAAAGCCTCATTACCCTTTTCGATAAGGTTGTAATAATTAGCACGAGAATAGTCAGCGTCAGGATTATCAACTGATCTGTCGGGCTCATGAATAGTAACACTCTTATTACCCTCGCTCACCACAGGAATATAATCAGTGTTTAAAATATCAGAAAGATTTTTATCAACTTCACTCATATTAACTTATATTTGGGAACTCAAGAATTGTTTCATCAAAACCAAATGCTGTTTGAGCATTTGCTGTAATTGGATTTGGCACAATAACTAGTTTACTTAACTGACTGTCTGCAGTATTAAACGTTTGTATTTTATACGCAGTGTTAGTTACTGCACCCGTCAAATAGCGATCTGCTCTGAGGATTCCGTTAACATCAGAAACAATTAGTGTTTTAGTTGTATTGCTCCAACTATCAACAAAGCCAGTTGCATTTGCTGCGCTCAATGTGCGCCCCTCAAATACTAGTTCGCCAGCCTGATAGTTACCAGTGCCAGTGCTTGCATTCATTGTCAATGAACGCTTGTTGTCTAGTTCGAAAATTGAATTGTATGTATTTGCTGTGGCTTTTCTAATGACATCGCGAGAAACAATTGGACCAAACATATAACCTTTCGCAGTAAATGTGAGAGTCCAGATCAATACTCTTGTTGTATCTCCAGTACCAACGTCATCAACGCTGTATGTAACATTTTGAAGAATAAATGGCACGTCTACTTTTTGATCAGCTAAACCAATAATGTCAATGGTTAGATTATAATCAGGGTTAAAGTATGGTAGAATTTGCTCAACAATTTGAGTGCCATCTTCAGTGTTACGCACATATATGTTCAATTCGAACTCAAAATTATATGGAGTTGTACGAATAGATTTTACTGTTGAGTTTGTCTCAGGAGAAAAACTCTCTGTAAATAAATTTCTTTTTCTCAATGGATCATATGTGATTGCTGTCAATTCAAATGACATTCTTGGCAATGTGATTTGAACTTCTTTTGTGAGTTCAGGATCTTGCGTTATGCGTTGATAGAATTTTTCTTTCTGTGCATATTGCAATGGAACATTAATACGTTCAATTTCTTGAGTGCCTGCTTTGTTATAGCGAACCAAACGAATGTTATTGAACAGCGTTCCAAATGCAACCACCATCTTACGAGTGACGCGATGATAAAAATGAATATTAGATAACATTATGGCTCACCAAAAGGATTGATCTCAGTGAAGTCGATAATTCCGTCAGCTTCTTGCTCGACTCTTTCATTATCTTCCATGGCTTCATTATTAATATTTCTCATTACATCTGGTGCTTCATGCAATGTCCATTGAGCATTACTTGTAACGCCTTTAATCAATGTGCCACCAGCAAACGCACCGTAGATATTTCTTAACTTCAATTTTCTCGTTGGCAGATCCCATTTAGCAACAATTGCCTTTGCAGTTGCGGTAGCAAGACTTGCGCCTTGATATACAACCTCAAAGTGTTGGAACGTTCCAGTTCCTCCAGCATCAACATTCAGTTCTAACGCATAACCTTGAACATCAGCAATGCGATCAATTTCTTCAGTGCCAGTTTGAAACAATTCGCCATTATACTTAAATGCTTCAACTGTCAATCCGTACATGTAAGGATTCTTTGAGTCTCTACCTAACTGGAAAAAGTTTTTTTCTTCTTCAACAAACTTAATTTCCATTAGTTTGTATTGAATTGGTAGATAGATTAGGTCGCCTTCTTTTGGTACTGCCCAACCACTACCCATGGTTCTGCTTACTTGGCGTTCAAATCTTCTGCGAGCAATGCAAAGACGAGCAGTTTCTTGAATTTCAAGACCAAATTTAGAGAAGAATTCTTTATTGCCTTCATAGTCTTGGAAAGACTCAAGATACATTTCTATCTTGATTGCCTTTCGATATGACTTAACTGGATCATCGCCAAAAAGTTCACCAATGTATGATTGGGATTCTCTTGGAAGATAATAAACGTCGATACCGTGATTCTTGATTGATTCGATAATCAAATCTTCAAGAAGATTTTGTTCAACGGTTGCTCTTTGATTATTGAAATATACCGATGTTGACATTTTAGCCTACTAAGAACATTGTTGGTTCTTCGTACGTGTCGCGGAGTTTCATCTCAAGTTTTTCGACTTCTACTGAAGCCTCGTCATAAATTTGCTGACCGTTGATAACCAAACCACCAGGAAGAACATAGTTACCGTATTTCTTTAGGTTTGTGCCCCATTGCTGTTTGAAGAGAGCAGTGGTATATTCTTTCAACCACAAATCGTTATAAACTTTGCTATACGTTTCTTCGTCGACAACTCTATGCGCTTCGAAAGCCATATAGTTTCCGATATTAAACTTATTCCAATCGGTGATAACTTCTAGTTTGTTCACTTTTCGATTATATGTGTATGGCATCTCGCCAGTAACGATCATATCAAGCATTGCTAGATGCTCACGAGCAATAACGTAGTATGTGTATGAAGAGGATGTTAGATTATAGAAATCGTTTAGGCGTAACTGATAGTTAATATCGAACATATTAAAACCAGTCGAGGAGGTCGAACCGACAGTCGTTCCTGTGAATGCAAACACGCGAGAAACGCCCACGATGTTATCGCAAAGCCTCAAATATCCGTTTAAAATGTCTGCGTTTGTTAAAGCCTGTGCCAAATAAACTCGCTCAGTTCCATCATAGTGATAGTTCGAGAAATGCTGAAGAGCATCGTCAATGCGATCTTCGAGTTGATCGTCATCAACGTTGATATCAATTACGGGAAATCCGAGTTTGCGGAGGCAGTAATCTTTAAGTTGAGCTCGAGTGCTAGGTTGCGCCATTTAGAACCTCTCTAATTATTCTATATTTAGTTACTCTATCAGTTTCCCATTTCGAGAACTATAGACTCGATTCGGGTCCATATGCGCAAACTTCTCCCAATTTGGTTCTCCTTCTAGTATTCGTTTTCCTTTTGTTTCTTCTCCGATGTGTTCAATTAAATTTTCTCCATTCAACCCTTTTAACGTCGCCGAATACATTTGTTCGAAATGACTCAAATATACCATTATCATACCTTCGTTTAAATTAAATTTCCAGTAATCTTTAAACGGATATTCTACAATAGATTTTTTATAAAGAGAAAAGATAATAGGGAAGGTTTTTATATTCTTGCTATACAGATAATTTCGAACCTGTATATCTGTTGACTCGACTCTGGTTTCAGTTTCGGTGAAATACCATGGTTGTCGTTGCAAAACCACCGAAGCCATTTTTGGATCAGACTCTAAAACCTGAATCAGATCGTCTACTTTGGTTGGTTGAAGCAATACAACATCGTCCTCTTGATGGAGAATATAATCGTATTCTGTATTTTTTAAGAATTCGAAAAAGTTTGTCCAAGTTACGGACAGTCCAAGATTATCGGGTTGAAGTAAACTATTGAAGCCATGAACTTTACAAAGCAAATTGAAGATTGCTGGATTTCGAGTCCGCGGATAATCGTCGATGATTAATCTGTCAACTTGATGATCGCCATAATCTAGATTCTTGAGCGAATCTAAAGTCTTTGTTAGATACTTGATTCGGTTACACGAAAAGATTACATGAAGAATCTTCATTAGTATTCCGTATTAAAGAAAAAGGTTTGGAATAATCGACCATTTTGAAAATTATCGCCGAAATAATCTAATGAAGCATGGTATAAATTCCCACGATACATCACAATTCGATTGTATCTGTTTGCAACATAATCAACCTTTTCCCATTTTGTATAATCATATCCATCAAGATATGGAGCGTTATTATCTGCGCGTTGGTATTCTTTTGTTTCTTTCCATCTATACAAAGCAGTTCCCGATGACAGCGGTGCGTCTGGCGTTAGATAACAAACAGCAGCCCAAGTATTAAAACTGTCGGCGTGAATCCAAGTTCTATCTTTTGCGGTACAAATTTGAAACGCGCCAGTGTATCCTGACTCTTCAAACCAATTAGTGATTCGACCACCTGCATTTTGTACGATGTACTGAATTGAGTTCTTTAGATCATTTGGAAGCCATGGCTTTGTTCGAACTCCAGGGTAATTCCCAGAAACTTCAAATGGTTGACTCAATGCATAAGCACGAACATCGTCTGGATTTTGATAGAAGTCATCCGTGATAATTAAATTTGTTTTCATGAGATTCCTCAATAATACATAAATCTTGCAGAAGTTCCATCCCAACCACAAACTTTCCAGTCAGTTTCAATAATTTGTTTTTCGTGTGGTCTTGTGAAATAATATGATAAAGTTTCAATATCGTAATGCGCCATTTTCTTTTGTTGCAGTAGATGAATCGTCGCCTCATTTATATCTATGAATGTTTCTAAGTGCTGTGATCCAAATGCGTATAAAACTGTACAATATTGATGTAATCGATTGTTATTTTGATATGAGCGGCGATCAACTAAAGAATAATTCCAAGAATCATTCCACTCAAAGTTTAATGGTTTTTTGAAAAAGATCTTGTCTTTGTTTTCTTGCGTAAATAGAGAGTCATTAAAATTCCAATAGAAATATCTTCCGCAACCTTTGATGATATAGTCATACTGTTGCAATTCTTTCTTGTGCGTTTGATAATATGCATTTAATAATAGGCTTTCGCACAAACTTTTATTTGGATGGGTATTTACAATTTCAAACGCATTCTTACAAATTTCTATTAATGGTACAAAGTCTACATTTGGAAAATATCTCAGCGTGGCCAAATACTCTGTGTAGTCTTCAGAAGAATCAACAATTACAATTTTAGAATCAGGAAACGAATTTCTGATTGAGTTGACTGTAAAAATAGTTTGGCGAAACCTTTCTTCTGACGAGAAGACAGTGCGCACAGGGCTATACGTCAGCGGTATATTTCGAGTTTGAATTGATGAGCCGACAACAAAAATCTTATTCATAGAATTGATTTTTGATTACTCGCTCAAGATAGAGACGATGTTTCTCATGAATAATCTCATCAGAAAAAGTTCTTCCGTGCGCTGCGCAATTCATAGAACTAATTTGATTGTTCTCGATGTTTTCCATTGCATTTAAAATGTCTTTAAAATTTCTGCAACGATATCCTGTTTGCCCCTGAATAACAATCTCAGGAAATGCACCCCAATCGGTTGTGATTACAGGAGTGCCAGATAGATTTGATTCAATGATCATGTTACCAAATGGCTCAACATAATAGGTCAATCCAAACAATGCTTTTGCCTTTCTCATTAATTGCTTGCGTTGATCAGCGTTTGCAACTCCAAAAATCTCAACGTGACTTGGTGTGTTAGAGTAACCAATCGAATTCAATGATCCAGGACCAGCAATGATGAGTTTCTTGCCCATTTTTTCTGTTGCTTGGATTGCAAGATGTACACCCTTTTCTTCACACACTCTACCAAAGTACAAATAATAATCGTCTTTGTGATATTCGTATTCGAATTCAGAGAGTGTAAACGGATTGCCGATCACTTCATCAAACCATGAAGGATTCATTAGCATCCCTCTTTCTCCATAGAAGAAATGCATCGATGCATAGGAGGTGAATACTCGATATGGCGCAAAGACGCCGTTGGCTCTGTAGCCAATAGATGGTTCAACAATTTTACAATCTGCATTCATATCACAGGCAAGTTTATTATCAATGCCATAGAAACATGCAATAATATCACCAGCTGATTTACGTTTTTGAATCTCTTGTCCTGCAGCTTTGTTAAAAGGAATTGTATCAATGCCTTTAATTGCAGGAACATCTACATGCTCACAATCGACTTGTGAACCTTCTAGACCATAGTGAATCATCTCAAAATGTTGAGATAAATGTTTGATGTACTTGTAAGCATGAACCGCGAATGGATCAACGCGGTTCATCAATCCTGTTGGATTGCGTGGATTCGCCAATACATGAATCTTCATAACAAACTCAAAAAGTAATTATAAAATTATTTAGCGTCCTTCATCGTCAACGTTCCCCAATACGTCGTACCACCATCATAGGTGATAAACGTCCACAAGTCACGAGCATTTGCTGCTGTTGTTGCAGGAGGAGCTGCACCACCAGCCCAATAAATTGTATTGGAGAATGTTGGGAATCTTCCACCAGTTCCGTCTTGCAACAATAGTAGCGTAAACAATTGACCAGTACCTGATGATGGTGCATTGATAAAGGTAAATGCAACATTTGCAGTCATCACATGGCGGAAATAGTTAGAATCGGTAAGATTGACAGTATTTGCGTCATTGGTGTTTGTATTCGCTACAATAAACTCTTTCACAGCTTTGAGTGTTGCGCCTTCATTTGGACCAGTTGGTCCTTGTGGACCCTGTGGTCCTTGCGGACCTTGAGGACCAGTAACACCCTGTGGACCTTGTGGACCTTGTGGACCCTGTGGACCTTGTGGTCCCTGAGGACCAGTCACGCCTTGTGGTCCCTGAGGACCAGTCACGCCTTGTGGTCCCTGAGGACCAGTATCGCCCTTGTCACCAGTACGAACGAATGTCATAATAACATTGGTACTGTTTGGGAAGTTTGATCCAGTTAATGTTGAGTTTAAACCTGCAACAGGGACAACAAACCAATCATTGACGTGAAGATGCGAGCCGTTGATATTAAAGAATGTATATTCTAGAACATTTGCAGCATTTGCAATTTTAAATGTACCCTTGATTGTCGATGTTGAGTCGTCGATTGTGTTTAGATAATTAAACACATTTCCACTTAAACGATCAATGTAATCAATATACATTTCCGTTGCAGACAGCAACGTTGTGTCATTGAACTTAACAAAACCAGCTGTTGGGTCAGTGTTTGCCGTATTGGTATTGAACACATATTCGAATGTAGCACCACCAAATTCGCCAGTATCACCTTTCACACCCTGTGGTCCTTGCGGACCTTGCGGACCTTGCGGACCAGCAACACCCTGTGGACCTTGCGGACCTTGCGGACCATCGACACCCTGTGGTCCTTGTGGACCTTGAGGACCTTCAACACCTTGTGGACCTTGCGGACCAGCAACACCTTGTGGACCTTGAGGACCTTGAGGACCAGTGTCACCAGTTGAACCAATTGAACCTTGTGGACCCTGTGGTCCTTGCGGACCTTGAGGACCGACTGGACCAACATCGTTGATGCTAATTACACCCTGCATTGCTGAGTGGAACTGGCAAATGTAGTACAATGTACTTGGTGCGTCATAAGGAACAGCAAATGTAATTAGACCGACATCATCGCCATTATTTGTCACACCACTTGAATATGCATTGCCCGTGCCTGTAACTGCATCAGTCTTAATCCAGAATGGATGACCAGAGGCATTTACATCAAATTGATATGTAAATCCACGAAGCAAATATAAAGTTGGATTATTTGCGCCATCAATCGTATAAGCACTCGCGCCGCTGTTTGTTACAGTATATGTTCTTGCACCAGCAGCACCTTGTGGACCTTGCGGACCCTGTGGACCAGCAACAGTGGATGCATCACCCTGTGGACCTTGTGGACCTTGCGGACCTTGCGGACCAGGAACAGTAGAAGCGTCGCCTTGTGGACCTTGTGGACCTTGCGGTCCAGCGTCACCAGTTAGACCTTGAATGCCTTGTGCACCTTGTGGACCCTGCGGACCTTGAGGTCCAGTTACTGAATCACCTTGTGGTCCTTGTGGACCTTGCGGACCGATAACACCTTGTGGTCCTTGTGGACCTTGTGGACCTTGCGGTCCAGCGTCACCAGTTAGACCTTGAATGCCTTGTGGTCCTTGTGGACCTTGAGGACCTGCATTACCTTGCGCGCCTTGAGGACCTTGAGGACCAGGAACAGTTGACGCATCACCCTGTGGACCTTGTGGACCTTGTGGACCCTGTGGACCAGTGTCGCCGACAAGACCTTGAATACCTTGAGCCCCTTGTGTGCCTTGTGGACCTTGTGGTCCTTGTGGACCCTGCGGACCAGCAACTGTTGAATCTGCGCCAGTTGGTCCTTGTGGACCCTGAGGACCTTGTGGACCTTCAACACCCTGTGGACCTTGCGGACCAGTATTGCCAGCGGGACCTTGTGGACCTTGTGGTCCAGTGTCACCTTGATCGCCTTGCGGACCTTGTGGACCAGTATCGCCGACGACACCTTGTGGTCCTTGAGGACCTTGTGGTCCTTGTGGACCTTGTGGACCAGTGTCACCAGTTAAACCCTGCGAGCCCTGTGGTCCAGTTGGACCTTGCGGTCCTTGTGGTCCAGTTACACCTTGTGGACCTTGTGGTCCTTGCGGACCTTGTGGACCCTGTGGACCGACGATTGGTCCAGCATCAATCCAAGAAGATGATCCAGCATTCCAAACATATAAATGATTGTCAGCGAGTACAATATATGCATCGCCGTCAGAGGCACCGCCAGGAAGATTACCAACAGTTGCAACAGTTCCTAGAATAGAAAGACCTGCGCCAGCTGCACCAGTTGGTCCTTGTGGACCTTGAGGACCTTGAGGACCAACAGCACCTTGTGGACCTTGAGGACCATGAGTTCCTTGTGGTCCTTGTGGACCCTGTGGTCCTTGAGGACCTTGCGGTCCAGTGTCACCATCATTACCTTGTGCGCCAATTAATCCCTGTGCGCCAGTTGGTCCTTGTGGACCTTGAGGACCTTCAACACCTTGTGGACCTTGTGGACCAACAACACCTTGTGGACCCTGTGGACCTTGTGGACCAGTTTCGCCCTGATCGCCTTGTGGACCTTGAGGACCAACAGCACCTTGAGGACCTTGTGGACCTTGAGGACCAGCAAGACCTTGATTACCTTGTGTGCCTTGAGGACCTTGTGGACCTTCAACACCTTGTGGACCTTGAGGACCTGCTGCACCTTGTGGACCTTGTGGTCCAACAACGCCTTGCGGACCTTGCGGACCAGCTACGCCAGATGGACCCTGTGGACCAGTATCGCCTTGTGGACCTTGTGGTCCAACAACACCCTGTGGTCCTTGCGGACCCATATCACCAGCTGGACCTTGTGGACCTGTTGGACCATGAGTTCCTTGCGGACCCTGTGGACCTTGTGGACCAGCGTTACCAGTTAAACCTTGAATGCCTTGCGCACCTTGTGGACCTTGCGGACCAGCTGCGCCAGATGGACCTTGAGGACCAGTTACGCCTTGTGGACCTTGAGGACCGACAGTTCCTTGTGGACCTTGAGGACCTGCATTGCCTTGATCACCTTGCGGACCAGTTGGACCAGGAACATTTGAAACGCCAGATGGACCTTGCGGACCAGATGGACCTTGCGGACCAGCTGACCCCACAACACCTTGTGGACCAGATGGACCCTGTGGACCCTGCGGACCAGTTGCACCAGATGGACCTTGTGGACCAGTTGAACCATTTGGTCCTTGCGGACCTTGTGGTCCCTGTGGACCAGCAGCATATGTGACTGCAATTGTCGTCATTTCGTTACCTGCGGATTAACTGTGATAATACCCTCAAACATTCTTGTTGTTGTGTTTGAGGTATCAATTTGTTTAATGTCAAAAACATAACGACCTGCTTTAATATTAGCAGTTGAAGCAGAATTTAAAGAAAATCTCACGTTACCATTTGCAGCATTAACCACTGAAACAGTTAGGTTTGCTGTTGCGCTGGAGGAATAAAATGATTTGCGCATCGAAGAGGAGAATGTATACCCTGCAACGTTAATAACGCTGCCATCATCATTTCTCACAACAACGTCAAGATTAAAATCTGTACCTTGATCGAGATCTACTTCTACAAATTGCGCCATTTAAAGATTCCTGCTTTTATGTTATTATTTATTAAATCTAAATTAGACGGGTTCGATATAGATCAATTCGCAGGAACTAGAAGTTGATATCTGCACTTCTCGAGGACCATTAGCAGTCAATACTCTAGAGGGTGCGCCACTGATATTTTCTACACCATCGATAGAATAAGAGGATCCGAAAACGACCAAGTAAGAATTGGCGTTCATTGTTTTAGACAGGCTTGTATTATCTAATTGAGTGACAGAGGAGGTGAATGCAATTGCATTATTTGTGTTTTCCTCAACGAGAGAAACAATAGCGAATTTTGTAGATGGTTTAACTGTTAAGAGAACGTTTTTTTCATAATTCCATTGATTAGAATATGAAGACCAGTTAGAATTATATGAAGAAGAAATTTCTGCTGCGTTTTCTCCCTCGTAATCGATTACTACATTGCCTCGCAGAAGATAGTAAGCCTTAATCACATTGAATTTTTGAGGAGAAACGATGTTATCGAAATTTATGTTGCATCCGTTCTGATTGCTGCAATCGGCTCCTCGAAATAGCTGAATTTTTATTGGCATCAATCACTCCTGTTCGGCACCTCCCAATCGTTAACAACCCCAGGATTAGGCGAAATGTTACGAGAGATGGCGCGATCTTCTAGTTTTCTATTTATATAATCGACACCTGTTATGCGGCGATAGTGCTCGAGTTGTCCTTCCGATAGAGAGTAGATATAATCGACGATTTCTTTCTTTGATCGATCGTGATTCATCTTGAGTTTTTCTTGACTTGCAACAGGATTAATCGTCTGCTTCGTATCATGGCTACCAGATCGAAGATAATGATACACTCTAATCTTACGATGATGAAATATGCTATATCCAGCAAGAATCGAACTGATAACAAAGATCTGCTCTTCTCCTTCGAAGAATATTTTCGTATTGTATCCGACGTCTTTGATCCAACTTACAGGCATAAAGAAATTGCCAGCACAAATATGGATCGATGGCGTTACATGCTCAGTTGCTGGAACCCATGGACCATGAGCGTGTAATCTCAAGTCCTTATCAAACTGGAAGTATCCCAACTTCACAGTAATATCATCAGTCAACGTATGCTTGATAATCTTATCATTTTCTAGATCGAAGTTTTTTGTGCCAGAAGTTAAAACTACCTTTTTGCTTCCAGCAACTTTACATGCGTCGTTATAATCAAGTATCAGTTGATGATCCCAATCTTTATCAAAAAGCATATGAGAGTCTACTTGATATTGAAACTCTTCATCATAGATTTGCATCGAATTGATGCATCGCGCCCACACAACTCCATCAGAGAATTGGGGGTCAATTCTTTTGTATCGGATTTGTTTATGATTGACGAGATCGGGATGTGTTGTTTGTAAACTATCTTCGAGTTTTGTTTGCTCAAAAACTCCATATGTGATGGTATTTCGCCCAGACTCTGTTTCTAGTAAACTATAGAGAGTTGGTGCGAGTAATTTGTCTCGATAAGAACAAACGTTGACGAAGATTTTTGCCATTGATATTAACTCTTTTTAACGATCTTATATTTTTTACGAATCATATAATATTTTCTGTAGAAATTAGATTCATGAAACCATTTAAGTAATTTGCTGTAGTGTATTTGTTCTTTTGATGCTGGTCCATAACTCGCCACAATGTCTTTATTGGTTATAAATGGAATTACATGCAGTAAAGGGTCACCAGCTTTAATTTCTACTTCACATTCACGTTTTGGTGAACAAATGAAATTGATAGTTGTGAATCTATTATAATCCACTACTCCTGGATAAATGTATAAATCATCTAAAAATTTTGAATGGTAGAATGCTGGCATTACTAACGCTGACACATTTCCGTTACCATGAACTTTCCATGCACCTGGAAAGTTCCAAACACATGAATCAACTCCATTCAGTTCAAATAAGCCATCAGTGATATCGTCAGCCATTCTTTGAGGTTGACCTAGTGGCGTTTGTCGCTTTTTTCCATCTTCGCCGCTACTTCCTGCAAACGCAACGCAACCAGCCTTGTTTGCTTTAATATGAAAATTGCTCCATGCTGGAATGATATAACCCATTCTAGCATAGTCATGCATTCCAGGACACTTTGGGAAATTATAATCACCAAACTTTTTTTCTTGATGTTCTTTTAAAGGTTTTAAATCTTTTGCAAGAATTGGCGGGTAATGTGGATAAACAACTTCTGAAGCGTCTGCAAACTCAAGATCTGGTTTATCTTTTTTAAATAGATTAAACATGATTATTTCTTCTCTCTCAATTCATAGGTATAATGATGCGTACGCATGTTTTGTCGTTTTTGTATTACAGAAATTTCTTTGAATTCTTTTGTTGACATTGATCGAACGCGAGGTTTCTTTTCAAAAGAATTTCTCTTAATTGGAATCACTGTAACTAATGGTGTTCCTGCAGGAATGTGATAATCAGCATCAGTTTCATGCCACAGAGCAGGAAAGTTAACTTCCTTTGGATATTTGTCTGTGTCTACCATTGCACCCAAACATGTGAATGGGTGTTCATAATTGTTCATTGGATTGATAAACAGCGAAGACCAGCCTGGAGCAGTCTTAACAACCCAGTGATTGAGAAACTTTAAAGGATTACCGTGATTTAATTTTATTGCGCTATTTCCGCCAACTTGATTCGCGTCATGATGCTCGCAAACTCTAAGACCAGGTGGATTTGTTATCTCAAACTGACTATTGTTATGATTAGTTCTGATATGAACATCACCGCACAATGGAATTGTAAACCCCAATGACATCCCGTCTAATAGCGGAAGGCATTTTTTAGCAGACATGGTTTTGTTACCAAAAGAATCTCGACCCTCTCCATATGAAGGTTCTAGATTCTTAAACCAATCAGGCAGATTTTTAACTGCAGCTTTTGGTTCAGGAATGATGCCATAAAGTTCTGGGTGGCAATAAAACTCAATTATTGGATTGTCCCAGAATTTGAGTTTTTGAAATTTTACCATGTGTTTTTGCCCATGATCCAACATACTAACGATTTACGAACACCAGCAGTAACTGGACGTACACGATGAGGCATGCGAGAATCAAAGAAAATAACATCACCAACTTCTGGTTTTGCAACAAAAGGTTCATCGACACGACCATTCATCACACACTCAAATTCACCACCCTCATACTTACTTGGATCTGTGAGAACTAATGACGCGCTAATCTTGCGTTCAAATGGGCTTGATAGATTTCCAGCATCGATATGCCAGTCGTAATGCTGCTTGTCTTTAGATTTGTAAACAGTATATTGAAAGTTCTCAAAACCATCAACATCGTACATAAAATGGTCGTAATTGACGGCAGAAACAAGACTTGAAAACTTTTGGTACAGCCAATCAGAATTTGGCTCGTGCATCACCCACATGACATCGCTGTCGCGGTTTTTCTTGCTGACTTGCCCCTTTCCTGCACCACCACCGACTGCACCTTTTTGAAACTTTTGCAAGTCTTCAAGGGCAACAATTTTTTCTATTTCTTCTTTGGTGAATGCTTTTGTGGCGACACAAAAACGATTTAAAACACGAGCATAACGTTGCACTGGATATGGCATAAAATAGACCTCAAGAATAACGAAATCAAATTATAACTTATTTATCAGATTTTGTCAAGTATATTATTCCAACTTGATTGTGATTTGACCACCTGGAGGAACAGGTACAGCAAGAGTATCAGTTGGGAATGTATCGTAAGGGATCACTGTCTCTGGTATCGTTGGAGCAACTGTAGAAATTGCACCGCCTGGGAAGTATACACCAAGAATTGTTTGATCTTGACCTGCATTGCCTGGAGTATATGCAGTAATTGGTCGAGCAGTTTCTGGTTGATTAGCAATTGGATATACAACATTATAATTCGTGTTATAATTGGTTGAATATGCCGTTGCTGGTCTTGATGCCTCTGGTTGATTTGCAATTGGATAAGCAACGTTGTAATTCGTATTATAAAGAATCGTGAAGGCTGTTGCTGGCTGGTTAGCAATTGGCTGATTGGCGATTGGGTAAGCAACATTGTAATTCGTATTGTAGAGAATAGAGTACGCTGTTGCTGGCTGGTTAGCAATTGGATACACAGTATTATAATTAGTGTTATAAAGAATTGTATATGCAGTCGCTGGTTGATTTGCAATTGGCTGATTGGCGACTGGATACACTGTGTTATAATTGGTTGAATATGCAGTTATAGGGCGAGATGCCTCAGGCTGATTCGCTACTGGATACGCGACGTTATAGTTGGTAGAATACGCAGTGATTGGTCTAGACGCTTCTGGTTGCGATGCGATTGGGTATGCAACGTTGTAATTCGTATTGTACAAAATCGTATATGCTGTGACTGGTCGACCAGTTTCTGGTTGGTTCGCGATTGGATATGCAACGTTGTAATTCGTATTGTAAAGAATTGTATACGCTGTTGCTGGCTGATTAGCAATTGGATATGCAACGTTGTAGTTTGTAGAGTATGTGATAGAATATGCTGTTGCTGGCTGATTAGCGATTGGATATGCAACGTTGTAGTTTGTATTATAATTCGCGCTATTTCCAGCGCCAGTACAACTAAAATTGATTTGATAATACTGCTCAAACTCTGGGAAAAAGAAATAATCTATATTGTATGTGGTGAATGGAGCTGGACACGTAGCATTGCTGCCTGAATAATTTGTTTGATATGCAGATCCACCAAAACTGTCAAAATAATATTCTTGAGAGTTCCAATTGAAATTTGATGGAGGATTGTAATTTGCAATTGGTCGATTTGCAACAGGATAAGCAACGTTATAGTTCGTAGAATATGCAGTGATTGGTCGACCAGTTTCTGGTC